AGAAGAAGATTCAGTTAAGTCAGCTGAAGACGCAGCTAATGCTACCAAACCTGTAGGTCAACCTAAAGGTAAAGGTGCCGATGAAAAACACGGCGAAAAAGTAAAAGCTAAAGTCGAAGCTATTGACTATGACGAAGATCTAGACGCTTTAATTTCTGAAGAGGCTACATTATCAGATGGATTTAAGCAAAAAGCTGGAACAATCTTTGAAGCAGTGTTAACTTCAAAATTAACACAAGAAGTAGACAGACTTGAGTCTGAATATGCTTCTAATCTTGAAGAAGAAGTATCTGACATCCAAAAAGACTTAGTAGAAAAAGTAAATTCTTATTTAGACTACGTAGTTGAAAATTGGATGAAAGAAAATGAATTATCAGTTGAAAACGGTCTTAGGACTGAAATCGCTGAAGAATTCATGACTTCACTTCAATCAGTGTTCAAAGAACACTATATCGAAGTTCCTGAAGGTAAAGTTGACTTGGTTGATGAACTCAACGAATCAGTCAATGAGCTTGAAGAAACTTTAAATAAAACCACAGAAGACAATATCAAGCTACACGCTTCTATTCAAGAATTTGAACGTAAAGAAGTAGTTAGAGAACAGTCCGAAGGGCTTGCAGAAACTGAAGCTGAGAAATTAGCCTCATTAGTAGAAGATATCGAATTCGATAACAAAGAAACTTTTGAAAATAAAGTTAAAACTGTTAAAGAATCATACTTCAAAAGTGAAGTTACCGAATCAGTTGACGAAGTTGATAGTCTATTAGGTGAAGATAACGCTGACGAGTCAGTTGTTTCCGATTCTATGGCTAGATACACTCAAGCTATAACTAAATTTACTAAGTAACTTTTAAACATAGGGGAAAACACAATGTTTAATGCAGACGCAAAATTAATGGAAAAATGGGGTCCTGTCCTCGATCACGACGGCGCGAGTCCTATTTCCGACAAATATAGAAAAGCTGTTACAGCTCGTCTATTAGAAAACCAAGAAGTTGCTTTAAGAGAAGAGAGAGCTCAAATGCAAGGAAATTTCATTTCCGAAGCAGCAGCTGCTAACAATATCGGTTCTGGTTCAGCTCCAAATAACATTGGAACTTTCGACCCAGTATTGATATCTCTTGTTCGAAGAGCAATGCCTAACTTGATTGCATATGATATCGCTGGTGTACAACCAATGAGCGGTCCTACAGGACTTATCTTTGCAATGAAATCAAAATATAGCTCACAGAGCGGAACAGAGGCTTTATTTGATGAAGCTGATACTGGCTTCTCTGGAACTGGTACACATCAAGCTGATCCAACAGGATTAAGTGGTGTAACAGATGCTGATACAGACGGAACAATCGCAGACGAAGCTGATACAGTTTCAACATTCGGTGGTGGTTTAGGTACATCAGCAGCGGAAAGACTTGGAGTTGGTGAAACAGGCGACGGCGCTTTCAATGAAATGGCTTTCACAATTGAGAAATCAACTGTAACAGCTAAATCAAGAGCTCTTAAAGCTGAGTACACAATGGAATTAGCACAAGACCTTAAAGCTATCCACGGATTGGATGCTGAAGGTGAATTGGCTAACATTCTATCTGCTGAGATCCTTGCAGAGATCAACAGAGAAGTTGTTAGAACAGTTCTTAAAACTGCTAAAATCGGTGCTCTTCAGAGCTCAACAGCTACATCAGGTATTTTTGATGTTAACACAGACTCAGACGGAAGATGGATGGTTGAGAGATTCAAAGGCTTAATCATGCAAATCGAAAGAGAGTGTAATGTAATCGCTAAAGAAACAAGAAGAGGCAAAGGTAACTTTGTTCTTTGTTCTTCAGACGTAGCTTCAGCTCTAGCAGCTGCTGGTATGTTAGATTACACACCTGCACTTTCTGCTAACTTGAATGTTGATGACACAGGTAATACTTTTGCTGGTGTTCTTAACGGAAGAGTTAAAGTTTACATCGATCCATATTCAACTGTGGACTTTGTTTGTGTTGGTTATAGAGGATCTAATCCTTATGACGCAGGTTTATTCTACTGCCCATACGTTCCATTAACAATGGTTAAAGCCGTTGGTGAGAACGATTTCCAACCAAGAATGGGATTCAAAACAAGATACGGTATGGTCGCAAACCCATTCGTAGCTCTTGACGGTGTTGGTTCAGACAGATCTAACCAGTACTTCAGAATCTTCAGAGTTGACGACATTATGGCATAAGCCAGAGTTAATACTCATCTGTAAAGGGAGCTTCGGCTCCCTTTCTTTTTTGTATAAATAAAATAATATATAAATAGTAATATGGCAACACTAACTACAAACAAGAACTTTTTGAGCCCTGTTGGGTTTCAATTTAAGATTAATAGTAATAAGTATCCAAATCTAGAGTACTTTTGTACTGCAGCGACCCTTCCTGGATTTACAGTAAATCAGGTTGCAACCCCCTATAAAGGAGTTAATCATGCTGTAATGGGGGATAGAGTTAGCTTTGAAGATCTTACCATAAGGGTAAATATAATGGAAGATTTTGAAAACTATATTGAAACTTTTGAATGGATGCACAATACAATTAATTCAAAAAATCCAGAAAGTCTGAAAGAAGATGCAACACTTTTGGTATTAAGCTCTCATAATAATGTAAGTAAAGAGATTAAGTTTAATGGGATATTCCCTACATCATTGGCATCAATATCATTTGATTCCCAATTAGATTTTGCATATGTACAAGCAGATATATCATTTGCTTATACATCATTTGAATTTCAACCGTAAGGGGATTTACAAATCCTGTTTTTTACGGTATAATAGGTACTATGAATAATTTACAAACAATACTAGAGATGTGGAAAAAAGACTCCACAATAGATGAACTTAATTTAGACGAATCGTCAAGAGAATCCGCTAAACTACATGGAAAATACCTAGAACTATTATCAGTTAATAGGATGAAACTTAAAAAAGCTGAAATGGATTTTAAGGTAATTCTTAAAAATAAATTCCTGCACTATAACGGTAAACTCAGTCAAATGGAAATAGAAGATCTTGGATGGGATTATGATCCTTTAAATGGACTTACTATATTAAAAGGTGATATGGATAAGTTTTATGATTCAGATCCTGTTGTCCAAGAACAACAAGCTAAAATCCAATACTTAGAAGAAGTATGTGCAACATTAAAAGAAATATTAGAGAATGTCAAATGGCGACATCAGAATATTAAGAACATGATTGAATGGCGGAAGTTTACTAGCGGAGTTTAATGGAATACATTATTGTCAAAAAGAAGAACGAAACATTCTTAGAATTAGAATGTGAAGCTTCTATACAAAGAGAATTATCAGAACACTTCTGTTTCTTTGTTCCCGGATATAAGTTCATGCCCGCGTACCGCAATCGCGTGTGGGATGGTAAAATCCGTCTTTTTGACCAAAGAAAAAGAACCCTTTATTGTGGTCTTTTTAAATATCTTTCTGAATTTTGTGAAGTAAGAGGATATTCAGTATTAGTCGAAGAAGATAAAACATACGGCAAACCTGGAGAGATATATGAAACAAATCCAAGTATTCCAAGCCCTATAACTGCAAGTGGCAAAGAAATAACCCCTCACGAATTCCAAATTGAAGCTTATCAAAAAATACTTACAGATAGAAAAACCTTACTATTATCCCCTACAGCATCAGGAAAAAGCTTAATTATATACCTAGCAATCCGTAAATTCTTAGAAGAATCGAATCTTAAAGCTTTAATAGTTGTACCTACAACCTCTTTAGTAGAACAAATGTACTCTGATTTTGCTGACTATAGCTCGAAGGATGAAAGTTTTAATGTAGAACATTCATGTCATAGGATATACTCTGGAAAAGAAAAATTCAATTTAGATCAAAGATGTATTATAACAACATGGCAATCCATACACAAATTACAACAAGCTTGGTATCAGGATTTTGGAATGGTTATAGGGGATGAGGCCCATCAGTTTAAGGCTAAATCGTTAAGTTCAGTAATGGAAAAATGTGTTAATGCACAATATAGAATTGGAACTACTGGAACATTAGATGGTACACAAACTCATCAGTTAGTGTTAGAAGGATTATTTGGTCCAGTTTATAAGGTTATAACTACTAAAGAATTAATGCAAGATAATAAGCTAAGTCAATTAGAGATTGATGTTATATTGCTAAAGTATAAAGAAGAGTTTAGAAGACAGGTATCTCAAGGTAAATATCAGGATGAAATAGATTTTATAGTTAGATATGAACCAAGGAATAATTTTATAGCAAATCTTGCATTAGATCAAAAGGGGAATACATTAATATTATTTAATTTTGTAGAAAAACATGGTAAACCTTTACATGATCTATTAGTAAGTAAAATAAATAAAGATAGAAAGCTTTTCTATGTATCAGGAGAAACAGATGTCGACACAAGAGAATCAGTCCGTTCGATTACCGAGAAAGAGAAAGACGCAATTGTGGTTGCAAGTCTTGGGACTTTTTCTACTGGTATTAACATTAGGAATTTACACAATATCATCTTTGCTTCACCAAGTAAGTCGCAAATTAGGGTATTACAAAGCATCGGAAGAGGATTAAGAAAAAGCGATGATGGTAGGAATACAAAGGTATTTGATATAGCAGATGACCTACAATATAAATCTAAAAAGAATTACACGCTCGATCACGCTGCCGAGCGCATAAAAATTTATAGTAAAGAGAAATTTAATTATAAATTACATGATATAAATATATAATATGGAATTATTAATAAATATAAGACATTTTAAACTCATAAACGGTGAAGAGATCATCGGATTACTCGCTATCAAGAATGACGATAATTTTATTATTGAATCCCCCGTATTAGTACATAATAATATAATAGGTGGATATCAGTTTACACCATGGTTTCCATTCAGTGATACCAAATCATTTAAAATCTTAAAGTCTGACATTATACAACATGTTTCTATTGCACATGATGCTAAGAATGCTTATATGAAATTTGCATTAAAGATGAATAAATTTAAGCAACCCCAATATAGATCTGATTTAGATATATTAAAAGAGTTGGATGATCTTTATCCCCCTGATGAGAGTGAGAGTGAGAGTGAAGGTAAGACTATCCATTAATTATTACTCTCCTCTTTCCCGGGGTAACTATAATATTATATCATAAAAAACATGTTTTGTAAACCCCTAAAGTGAAAAAAAAGGGATTTACTTTTACTGAAAACTATGGTATAATATACTATTATTATGGAGGATACAAATGAGCCAGAAAAACAAGGAACATTACGTCAACAATAAGGAATTCTCCCAAGCAGTATTTGACTATGCTGTTGAAGCGAGAGAATGTAGAAAAAAAGAAAAAGAACTACCTAAGGTTACGGATTACATAGCCAAATGTTTTATTCGTATTGCAGAGGGACTGTCGCATCGTCCTAACTTTGTTCGATATACCTATAGAGAAGAAATGGTAATGGACGCTGTTGAAAACTGTTTAAGAGCAGTTGGTAATTACAATATCGAAACAGCTACAAGAACAGGTAAACCCAATGCATTTAGTTACTTTACCCAGATTTGTTACTTTGCTTTTATTAGAAGAATTACTAAAGAGAAGAGACAACAGGATATTAAATTTAGATTCATTGAAAAGATGGGTATTGAGGACTTTGTTCAAGCTGGTATGGATAATGAAACCGCACAGGAAACTATGGCCTATGTCGATACATTAAGACAAAGAATTAGTACTGTAAGGGTAAAAGACCAAGCTATTAAAGAGTTTGCTAAAAAAGAAAAAGAAGAATCAAAAGGCCTGGAGTTATTTTTAAGATGAAAAATTTAAGTGAAAAACAAAGAGTCGGACAGATTCGAAGAAACAAAGTAAGGTTCAGAAAAGAACTGAAAAGAAAAGCAAAAAGAAAAGAGCTATCAATAACTATGGAAAGAATTAGGATTTCTGGTAGAAGATTAGGTAAACTCCAAAAACAAATGTTTGCAGAAAGAATGAGGATGATTCGTGAAAATAGCAATACTTAATGATACCCACTGTGGGGTCAGAAATAGCTCTGACATCTTCTTAGAGTATCAGGAAAGATTTTATAAGGAAATATTTTTTCCCTATTTAAAAGAACATAATATTAAAAATATTCTTCACTTAGGAGACTATTACGAGCATCGCAAGTTTGTTAATTTTAAAGCTCTTAATGCGAATCGCAAACATTTCCTAGAGCCATTAAGAGATATGGGTATCAGTATGGATATCATTCCGGGCAATCATGATGTATACTTTAAAAATACAAATGAGCTATGTTCACTTAAGGAGCTATTAGGATACTTTACATCCAATGTTAATATCTGTATGAAGCCAACAGTGTTAGATTATGCTGGACTCAAGGTTGCAGTTATACCTTGGATTAATAATTCTAATTATAAAGAATATACAGAGTTTGCACAAAAATGCGGTGCACCAATACTTGGAGCTCATTTAGAATTAAAAGGATTTGACATGATGGCAGGTATGCCTAATCCACATGGTATGAGTGCTGATGTGTTCTCAAGATTTGAAATGGTATTAAGTGGGCATTTCCACACAAGATCAACTCAAGGTAATGTAACATATCTTGGCTCCCAAATGGAATTTACTTGGGCAGATGTCGATGATCCTAAATACTTTCATATATTAGATACTGAAACAAGAGAAGTGACTCCAGTAAGAAATCCAATTACAATGTTTAAAAAAGTCATATATGATGACAGTAAAACCGATTATGATAAGATCGATGTTTCAGAATTTGAAAAGAAATTTATAAAATTAATAGTTGTAAATAAAAATGACTTGTACATGTTCGATAAGTTTGTAGATAGGCTTCAAAACATTCAAACATATGAATTAAAAATAGCAGAAAACTTTGATGAGTATTTAGGAGAAAGCGTAGAAGACGAGAAAATATCCTTAGAAGATACTACTACTCTGTTAGATTCATATGTAGAAGCTGTTGAAACAGACTTAGATAAAGAGCACATCAAGTTAGAATTGAGAAAGCTATATACTGAAGCACAGAACCTAGAGGTAGTATGATACATTTTAAATCATGTACGTGGCAGAACTTTCTGTCCACAGGGAATGATCCCATTGAAATCAAATTAGATAAATCCCCAACAACACTTATAGTCGGACAAAATGGAGCTGGTAAATCTACTTTACTTGATGCTCTTTCATTTGGATTATTTGGTAAACCCCACAGAGATATTAACAAAATGCAAATGCTAAATAGTGTTAATAGAAAAAAATGTGAGGTTACTGTAGAATTCTTAATTGGTACTTCTGACTTTAAAGTAGTTAGAGGTATTAAACCAAACAAATTTGAAATATGGCAGAATGGTAATTTAATTAATCAATCATCAAATGCTAGGGATTATCAAAAGTTTTTAGAACAGAATATACTGAAACTAGATCACAAATCCTTTCATCAGGTCGTAGTTCTTGGAAGTAGTTCATTTATTCCTTTCATGCAATTACCTTCATGGTCTAGAAGACAGATCGTTGAAGATCTATTAGATATTAATATATTTACAAAAATGAATATGCTTTTAAAAGAGCGTAATTCAAAGATTAAAGATGAGTTGAATGATATTAACCATAAAATAGATATCTTTAAAACTAAAATTGATAGTCAATCAAGCTATATTAAAAGTCTACAATCCTTAAATGCAGATCAAATAGAAAAGAAAAGGGATAGCATCAAGATTCACAAGGAAGAGATTAAAAGGCTTTTTAAAGAAAGTAAAGATTTAGGCAAAAATCTTTCCTCATCTATAAGTTCTGAGGAAAAAAATAACACAGAGATTATTAAGAAATTGTCACAATTAGATTCTTATGATAACCAATTTGATGATAAAATACATTCCCTTGTAAAAGAGTCAAGATTCTATGAAGAGAATGAGCAATGTCCAACATGTGATCAAGACATAGAACAATCTAAAAGAGACGAAAAGCTTAACAGTATAAAAGAAAAAGCTAAAGAGGTTCAAAAAGCAAAAGAGGATCTTAAGAAAAATATTGTTGAGATTAGATCAAGCCAAAAAGAAGTAAATAATAGTTTAAATAGTTTAAGACAAAAACAACAAAGAATCAATTCTAATAATGATTCTATAGGTTTACTTCAAAAAGAAATTGATAGGATTCAAAAAGAGATAGATGGATTACAAGGTCAAAGTGGGAACGTCTCAAAAGAAAAGAAGGAATTAAATACTCTAAGAAAAGAAAAAGAAAAAACAACTGAAAAGAAACTTGAGTATGTAGAAGAAAGAACCTATAATGAAGTCATAGGAGAAATGCTTAAGGATACAGGTATTAAAACCAAAGTCATTAAGCAATATTTGCCAGTAATGAATCGATTAATTAATAGTTACCTACAAACACTAGACTTTTTTGTTTCTTTCCATTTAGATGAAAGCTTTAATGAAACAATTAGATCTAGGCACAGAGATACATTTAACTATGCTTCTTTCTCTGAAGGAGAAAAACAAAGGATTGATTTATCATTGTTGTTCACTTGGAGACATATAGCAAAGATGAAGAATAGTGCAGCAACCAACCTTCTTATTCTCGATGAAACCTTTGATTCTAGCTTAGATGTTGATGGTATAGAAAACCTAACCAAGATATTAGATACATTAGATGACGATTCAAATGTGTTTATTATATCCCACAAAGGTGATGTACTAGAAAACAAGTTCAGATCTAAGATAGAATTCTATAAATCCAAAAACTTTTCAAAGATCAAATAGCCACCTTAGCTCAGGGGTAGAGCAATGGTTTTGTAAACCATAGGTCGTCAGTTCAAATCTGACAGGTGGCTCCAGGGGTTTACAAACCTTCAAAAATTTGGTATAATACACCATTATGTCAAGAAAAAGAAAATACTACGAATTTCCCCAACCAGAAACAAAAATCGGGGAACTAATTAAAAGAAGAAGATTGCAGATGATTATTCATAGTACTGTATATTATGAATTTGATACTGAATTTATCTCGGACGATAAATGGCAAGAATGGGCTAATGAATTAGCAGATTTGCTAAAGAAATATCCAAATGAATATAGTGATAGATTTGATAGATATTTTGAGGGATGGGATGGAACAACTGGATATCATTTACCTACTAGAGACCCATGGGCCTTTTCAACAGCCCAACATTATATAAATAATAATGTTCTTTCGTGACAATTTCGTGACAATTTGAAATAAGGGGTTTACATCCCTCCTATTTTTTGGTACAATACAAAGGTAAATTA